ATTGGTGCAATAAACTGTCTGTTAAGTTTCAACACAAGATAATCAATGTAATCTTGAGGATTTTTTAAATTAAGCCTTCTTTCATTTTTACCTAATTTAACTTTAAACTTGTGCCAATAGTTATCAGACTTTTTATACACATTAAGATCAACGTCCAATGTTTTCTCTAACCATGCTCTTTCTTGATCATTCTCAAAAGGATTAATTAAATTACCTTGGCGATCCATAGGTAAAGTATAATCTCTAGTTGCATTACCAAATAAAAAGAATGCTTCGTGTTCTGGATCATCTACGTTAGGATTAACAGATCTCCAGATAGGTTTAATAGTTATTCTTTCTTCCTTGCCTTTAAATTTAACTTCTTCTGCCATAATAATTTTAATTTATTTTTTATATAAGGGCCAGCAGTATTACCAGCCCTTATAATCGTTTGTTATGCGTGTACGTAACCAGCTTGTAAATTGTGAATAAAGCTTGCTGTTCTCGATGGATCTCTAACGATAGCTGCACCTTGGAACCATTTGTGTTCTTCCCATGCATCTTCAGCAGTACCAATAGCACTCATTTTACCATCAGGATCAAAAGGATTTCTCAAACCTGGGATATATCTGTGGATAATTGGTTGACCTTTTACTTCAACTTTCTGAATATTAGGAGCACCATCACTAGTACCAATATCCATAATGTCATATCTGTAGGATTCAACAACACCACCTTCAGGGTGCATTAATTTATTCCTAGTTCTATCATCATACATTGAGTCAATAGACATATTAAATTGTACGTTGTTAGGGCCTTTGTATTCAACAAATTGACCACCATAACCCATGCCCATAGCTGCACCTGACATTGTAGCATTGTACATCCTAGTGGAGTTAATCAAAGGTACAAACAATTGTACATGTCTCTCTAATGCTCTGTGGAATTGCAAAGCTCCTCTTTCACCACATCTTGCAACAAATTGTCTCATATCACTCTGAATTTTACCTTCAGAAAGATCCAACAACCTATTACTCAATTCATCAATATCAAAGAAGTTGTAGTAAGAGCTATTAGCAGCTTCCATTTGTTGTCTGATACCAGAACCTTCTACAATCTTATATCCGCTTTTACCATCAATCTTATATGTACCATCATTTGCTCTGTTGGATGTACCAAACATAAACAATCTGTTGATATCTTCTCTGAACTCAGAGTCAAATAAGAAAGCTTCATACTGTTGCCAAAAGATAACTGGTTTGCCTTGCTCAGAAACAAAGTATCCACCCATTTTCTTTTTGCTCATGTTACCTGGGCTTTTCTTTTGAATTCTGATTTGAGAAAAGCTATTTGTCATTGAAAGCATAGATTTAAAGTTAATCTCTCTACCCTTACGAGATAAGCTTCTTTCAACAGGAGAATATTCGCCAGAGAACTTTTTACCTTGTACAAGTTCTTCATAAGGAATAAACATATTAGGATCACCAGTATCTACTCTACAAGTATATACCACATTAAATCCATCTTTAACTCCTTCACCAACAATCAAAATTGGATAAATTTCGTTAAGCTCACCAACAATTCTTTGAGTATCAGAGAATCTATCTTTAGCGAAAACCAATTCAAAAGTTGTAAGGTTTTTACCTGCTTGATCAGCAGCAGTAATTGCTGTACCATCAATACGAGCTTCAATAAGTTCATAGTGATTAAGTGCTTTAGAGCAGAGTTCCCAATAGAAATCTCTGTCATCATCCATATACATAGTAGGAAATTGAGCAAGTACGCTATCCAAGTTATTACCCCAATACATAGATTGGATTTTGGTAATCATATCAGATACTTTTTGTGGTGCTTGCTGCCAAATAGCTCCCAAGTGGTTTTCGGTTGTTAAACCTTTCCAGTCAGTAGCATCAGTCATTTGTAAGGGGGAAAGTCTTCCAGTTGCCATATTTTATTTGTTTATTATTTGTTGTTTAAAATTTAGGAATCATTGAAGCAATTTTTTCAGAAGTCATAATACCAGAGCTACTTGTAGATCCTGAACCATTACTTAAGTTATTAAACTCTTCTTTGAGACTTTTTACTATAGTTGTTTTTGTTTCTGCTTTTAATTTGCTAAAATCTGTAAATCCTTTTGTTAATACGTGTAATGCATGTAACTTCATCTTATAATCAGGATCTTTAATATATTTGTCTAATACCTCATTCATAGGTAATCCTGATTCATCAACTGCTACAGCCTTTGTAATAGATGTAAATACTTTATCTTTTGTTGTTTGATTGATTGTAAGTCCAGGAATCAATTCATTTGCTGTATCAATTTTAGACTTTAACTCAACTACTTTTTTTCTGTCTTCTGCTGCTTTGTTTAATTTAGCTGTTTCTTCTTCTTTAATAGCTTTATTAATAGCATCATCATTATATTTAATGATTGCTTCTTTAGACTTCAAAGCTTTAGCATAAGCATTACTATCATTCTTTACAATAGATACTGCATATTCTGTAGCTTCTTCTTGACTAAACCCTTTAATAAGAAAACCTTGATAAATTAAGTCAGCTTGCAATTGTAAATTTTCTGCTAATTTGTCATCATCAATATTTTTAAAATAGTTAGCATGTCTTCTATTGGTAACAAAATCCTCTTCTGGAATTCCATTTTCAATAGCTTTCAAATATAATTTCTGATCCTCGGTCAAAGAACTATATTCATTTGCTTTTATTTGCTTTTGGATAGCTTCATAAAGTTTATCTTCACTTGCAATACCAGTAAGCTCGTCATCAGTTAATTCACTTAAAATGCCTGCTTTGTGAAGATTGGAGGCAAGAGTAGTTAACAAACTATTTGTTACAGAAGAAGATTTATCATCACTAGCAGGTTTGCTTTTGGCTTTATCTTTAAATTCTACTTCTTCTGGTGTCAAAGTAATATTAGCTATCTCCTCAATATTGAAAGATATATCTATATCATCTTTAATCTCCTCTCCAGTGTTTAAATCTTTTACGGTTGTTTTATTTTTATCATCGGTATTTATCTCTAGAGATTGTACAGAAATACTAGTTTGATCATTTGTAGGATCAAAATTCTGTAAATCTTCTAAAGAAATTCCATCAAAATAATTTGTTGCCATATTTATGGGTTTTTACTTATTTATGTTTAAAAAGGTTACTGGATATTAAATATATATCAAATAACTTTAATAGCTAAACTACTATTTTGTGCTAGTAGGTTTAGATCTTTTTATACTTATTTCTTTATTCTTTTGTTCTTCAGCAACTTTATTATGTCTAACAGTTTCTTTCAATGCAAGCATCTTGGCCTCATGATCTTTCTGTATTTTTAATGCTGCCTGTTTTAATTTTTCTAAATCTAAAGTGTTATCTTTTTCTGGTTCCTCTACTACCTCTTCTTCTTTACCACTTTGTTTAATGTATTCTAATGTAATCTTATTATCTAATTCTGCTTGTAATCTAACATCTTCTCTATCCCAACTTTCTCTTTCAAACTCTTGAGCTTCTTGAGCCATCTGTAGTTGTTGAGCAGCAATTTGCTTTTTAGTTTCTTCTTGTTGTTGGAACATTTGATCTTCTCTTTGCTTTTTCTCCAACTCAGCATTAGTAAACTTATTTCTAATACTTGCAATACTATCTGTAGAATAAATATCCAGCAATTGACTAAATACCATTGTACCAGTTTGAATACCTGCATGAGCCAACTGTTTCATAACAGTTAACAACTCATTGCTAGAACTACCATCTGTTATTTGTAAACCATATTCACATTCATTGAATTGTTCACCATCCATTTCAAAAATAGCAGTAGATTGGTCATCTAAGACATACTGAACCTTTTTGTTACGTTTGTTACGCCAAGCAAATTTGGCTGTCTCTAGCAACGTCTCAAGTACTCTGAGCTTTAAGTAATCATGCTCTAAGAACCAATACTCTGTAATGTGAGAAGATTGTGTAACTTCTCTATTAACGTTATTAACAGCCTCTCTAGTATCTATTTGTCCTTGTCTAGCTTCTGATACACCAGCAATCTCTCCCATCTCTTGTTTAATGAAAGACATCATATTCATATATAACTGAATACTGTTACCCATTTCCATATCAATAACAGGACTATTTTGTTGCATAGTACCAGCTATCTTACCAGTTGCTTGACCTTTGTTGCCTTCTTTAAAGCTATCTATAACAGCCATATTCATACCAGATGCAAATGATAACCATTTATCTAACTCCCATTCTTCAGGAATGTAAGCTAGGTCAAGCTTCATTATTTTACCTAGATTTTTACTAATCATTAATTCAGTATTGTAGGCTAAGATATTATACAAATACTGGTAAGGTTTCATTCTATCCATTAGACTTACACCTCTATTATCATTTGTATTATAAATAGTTCCTACTATACCTGGGCTACACTTAGAAGGATTCTCCATTCTTCTAAATTGTACTTCTTTAGGTTGCATTCTAACATAAATAGCTTGGTCATCTCTTTCAACATTAGTTAATCCACCAATCTTATGACCTTCCCACCATTCATTAATCCATATTTCTTCAGCATGTTCACCTCTCTCAATATCTAAAACATAATTTTCATCTTTGAGGTCAACTTGTTCATCACCAAATTCATCATAAAAAGTAACCTTTCTCATTTTTCTATATGATCTCCAATAGATTTTAGTAACTCTAATATTACCATCAAACCTAAAAGGATTCATAAAATCTGAATTACTGTTAGACAATTGATCAATATCTAAACCTTCTGTAAATGCAATTGGAGTACTATCAAAAGTTCTACCAACATCTATAAAAGGCATTGCATTAGTAGCAGTACCTTTAGATTGCATACCTCTTTCAATATAATCAACTTGCTCTGGCTTAAGATACTCATGATAATCATCAATGATTTGTCCAGGACTCATGTAATTAACAATCATAATTACATCAGCATCTTCAATGTAAGGACTTTCACCACTTCTAATAATGTGTACATTGAGAGGATTAAGCTTTCTTACAACAGGCTCTCCTGCAATAATATCACATTGATATATCTCCTCAGAGCTAATTAATGCATCTTTAAATCCTTTAGCAAATTTAATATCTAATTGTTGATGTTGATACAGATACTTGAGAATATGAGTACTCATTCTTTCTCTAATATCTTGATACTCATAAGATCTAAACTTCTCAAAGTTAGCTAAATCTTGCTTGATTTTTTCTTCATTAACATCCTTAGCACTTATATGCTCAGTCATCAACTGCATAAATCTATCTTTAAGGTCTTGCTCTTTCATAGAAATAGCATCCTCATTCATTACTCTTACAGTCCAATTAAATCTTCTTTTAATAGACTCACCATACAATAAATCTATTTTAGGATTAGCAATTGGATAGTTTTGCATTTTAGCTGGAGCTTGAAACCCCATAATATTAAAAGGATTACAAGTTCTCTCAATATCAGATTGATCTAATATATCAGAGTACAAATCATAATTAATCCTTTTGTTTTTGTAAGATTTCCTTAAACCTTCATTTCTCCACAACACTAAAGCTTCTGCACCATTAATGCATTTTTTACGCCAATCTTCATCCTTCTTTTTAAAAGGCAATTTTTGTGCTGGAAAGCCAGAGTTTTTAATATCTGTTATCATCTATTACTTCTAAATAGTCTGTTATAGTTTCTCTCAAAAAAATTATCTTTACTTAAATCTTTAATTTTTTCTTCTTGAGCTTTATGTAAAAATTTTATTCTTTGATTTCTAAGAATACATACCATATTCATAGCAGATATTCTATCAAAGTTTCCATCTTTATTGAATGATAAACATTCTTTCAGATATCCTACGGATTTTATCATATGAAGGTTTAATACTCCTTCATTTTGTCCATCAGCTTGCTCCAACATCCAATCTAATTGAGAACTTAATCCGTGTGCATTTACAACTTTATTACCATCAGTACCTTTACTTTTATTACCTTCTTTATGTATAGTAATATCCATTTGGCCTTTTAAATAACTTGGATTATCACACAATAAATGTAAAGAGTTCTTTCTATCATACCACATAAATAATCCTTTTTTATTATTCTCATAATTATGTTCAGCACTATAGAATATATTTAACATCCTACATCTCTCATAAAACTCAGTACTTTTTGGCCTACCTGTGTATTCAGCAACAATTCTATTGGTATATAAGTCCATTATAAACGTACTACCTAAAGATGTTGTAGATGATTCATCATCATCATAAGTATCTGTACCTTGAATATATCTATTTCTAAATACATTACCGCCAGCATCTTTCTGAGGCATCTCCCATATTTGAATACATCCAAGTTTATCTTTGTTATGCTTAATAGGCCAATCAGTAACCAATTGATGATCTGTACCATTAATCCATTTGACTATACCATCTGTACCAACAGTTAAATCACCAAAGTAACTAGCATTATGATATCTATGTGGATTAGCTAATATAGTAGCTAAATGCTCTTTAATCATTGCTTGAGGAAACATGT